TGAGGCAACATCGACGCCTGGGAATAACAAGCCTAATCCTACAGATGCGGACGGTGATGCTATTGAGGGTCGTTAGGTGCTTGCAATGCGGCAAGCTTCTTGGTAAAATTAAAGGAGAAGCAGAAATTAAGTGCCCTCGATGTAAAAAAGTAAATAAAATTGACACAGAGCGCCAAGAGAGCGCCAGTTGACCGATTTTTGTTATAGTGCAGAGAAGCACTTTAAAAAACACAAAGTGCAGAGAAGCACTCTAAAAACGCAAAATTCACGGTGAGAGAACACCTAAAAACGCAGGAGGTAGTAAAAATGGCAAGTTTGAAAGAACTATTGGGCGATGCGTACAAGGAAGGCATAACGCTTGAAGAGATTGAAACTGCGCTGGCTGAAAAGGATTTGGTAGATCGGACAGAACTCGGAGAAGTTGTGAGCAAGGCTACATTCGATAAAACAGCTTCGGAATTATCAGCGCTTAAAAAGGAATTAAAAAAGTTAAAGGAAAGTTCAATGACAGCAGAAGAAAAGGTGCAAGCGGAGCTTGATAAAGCAACAGAGTTACAGAAGCAATATGCCAGAGAACTTGCAAAACTTAAAGCCAAAGAAATATTTATAGGAGCCGGGCTGACCGAAAAGGATTACACTTCCTTGCTGGATGTGGTGGTGTCCGAGGACGAAGATTTAACAGCCAGCCGTGCGAAGGCGATGGTGGATGTTATCAATGCTCAGAAGCAGGCGGTTGAAAAAGCGGTAAAGGCAGATTTGTTAAAGGGTACACCTAAACCCCCTGCTGGCTCTGGTGCTAATCCTAAAGTGGATTACGAAAAAGAAATTGAGGCAGCCCGGGAGCGCGGGGACATGGTTGCTGTGGCAGCATTGATACGCCAACAGCAAATGGCTGAAAAGCAAAATGAATAAAGGAGATGATTAAATGGCAGATCAGGTTATTACCAGTTTTGGAGTATTGAATTACTCCGGGATGTTATTTAATAAAGGCAATACCAGGACGCCTTTCAGCACCGTAATAGGTGGCAAAAGAAAAGTTACAAACCATGTAGAGTTTGTAACAGGACAGGAATATCAGACCGAGGGCGGCAGTCAACCGAATATTTCAGAAAAACAGTCTTTGACTGCTCCTGACGCAACATACATTACCAGAGCGCAAAAAACAAACGTAACACAGATTTTCCATGAATCTGTATATATCAGCTATGCGAAGCAGTCGAATATGGGAACTTTGTCGGGAATAAATATCGCAGGCCAGCAGCCGAATCCAACAAATGAGCTTGACTTCCAGGTAGCAGCCAAGATGACAAAAATCGGTCGGGATATTGAATATACCTTCATCAACGGGCAGTATCAGAAGGCCGCTAACGACAACACGGCAAACAGAACCAGGGGAATGCTTACTGCGATAGAAACCAATGTTATTGATCTGGAAGGCAAACCATTGCGAGTGTGGGACGTAGCTGAACTGATGAAGCTCATATACGAAGCTCAGGGAAGCCTCAACGGACTTGTATTGTGGGTTGACCCTGTAAGCATGTTCCAGCTTAACGCTGACGCCGAGCAGAACGGTAACACAATAGTACCCGCTTCACGGAATATCAATGGTATTGCTATCAATACCTTGCTGACTCCCCTTGGAGAAGTAGGGGTATATCTTGGCGAATTCCTGCCGGAAGGCACAGTGATGCTGTGGAATCCTGCTGTTGTTGCGCCCGTTGAGCAGCCTCATCCGGAGAAGGGCAATTTCTTCTTAGAGGAACTTGCAAAAACAGGCGCAGGAGCGAAGTACCAGATATTCGGTCAGATTGGCCTCGACCACGGACCGGAATGGTATCATGGGAAGATTACCAACATTTCCAAGAACTTCGAGAAACCGAAGCCTGGGAAACTGATTTACACTATTGATCCGATTGATACGGTACAACATCTGCCGGTTCTTGAAAAAGTGGAATTGGTAGGGACTCCAACCGTTGGCGTGGCGACCGATCCTCTCGTTCTTACCTATAACGGCGATCCCAGGGATACAGTTACATTGGCTTATCAGTGGAAGATAGGTAATAACCCAATGGGAACATTCACCGACATAGCTAATGCCACAAATTCAACGTACACACCGGTCGCAAATGATGAAGGCAAGTTCATTAAATGCGAAGTAACAGCATCTGGAACGGCTAAGGGAACGGCATTGTCAAACGCCAAGAAGGTTGCACCCGCAGGCGGGCAATAAAGGAGGGATAGAGGATGGTACAACTCGACCGTCTGAAGATACAATTACAAATTACCGACAACGAGGAAGATAACCTTTTGCTGGAATTGTTGGATGTCGCGAAGTATGCCATCCTCTCCCGCCGCTATCCTTTTGGCGAGTTCCCTGTTGATGATGCTGGAGAGCCTGTTTTACCTGACCGCTATCTGAACTTGCAGGTCCGGGTCGCTGTATATCTCTACAACAAGATAGGGGCAGAAGGGCAGATAAGCCACAGCGAGAACGGTATAAGCCGGGGCTATGAACCAGGGGATATTCCGGAAAGTCTTTTGAAAGAAGTCACCCCCCTTGTGGGAACGCCGACTAAAGCTACCGTGGAGGGAGAGTAATGAGGCTGCTGAAACGAAACACAAGAATAATCTACTACAAATTACTTGTCGGAAAGCAGCCTATAAAGGACGAGTACGGGAACGAAACTGGCGAGTATGAGCTCATATATTCTAAAAATCCTGTAGCTGCAAGAATGAATGTTTCGGCAGCCAGGGGCGAGAGCTATACAAGGCAGTTCGGTGACATGGAAAGCTATGACAAGGTGATGATTACCGATGATATGGACTGCCCGATAGACGAGAGCTCCATACTTTGGATTGACAGCCTGGACACAAGTCAACCTCATGATTACATCGTAAGGAAGGTTGCCAAGGGCTTAAACAGCATAATGTATGCGGTGCGGAAGGTGAATGTCAGTGCCTGATATAAAAATGAAGCTTACCACCAGGAGTATAGAGAAGGCGATTAATGAGGTTAAGGCATACAAAAGGCAGTTAAGTGAAAGGACAGAGGCACTGATTAAAGCTCTAGTTGATAAAGGTGTGGAGATAGCAAAGGCACAGGTCAGGGAACTCGGTGCGGTTTATACAGGACAGTTAGAGGAAAGTATAACAGGATTTTTTGACCCGGAAGTTGGGATTGGGATAATAAGAGCCGGTGCTCCGTATGCAGTATATGTTGAGTTCGGAACCGGGATTGTCGGCAAACAGAAGCCCCACCCTGCGCCGGAAGACTGGAAATACGACATAAATGAGCATGGCGAAAGAGGATGGTATTACTTCAATGAGCGGGACCAAAAATGGCACTGGACTAAGGGCATGGCAAGCAGGCCGTTCATGTATAACACGCTTCTTGAGCTGCAGCGGCAGGTAGAAGATATTGCAAGGGAGGTTTTTGGCAAGTGATAGATATAGAGAACGAAGTGTTCAATCGAATAGCAACAAGGCTACGAGAGGAATTCAATCCTATATCAGTTTACGGCGAATACATAAAATCTCCGGCAGTATTCCCTGCGGTAATCATCGAAGAGCGTGGGAACAGTGCGCATGAGCGTACTCAGGATAGCGGCAGCGTAGAAAACCATGCCAGGCTCATGTATGAAGTGAATGTGTATTCAAATAAGCAATCAGGCAAGAAGAGCGAGTGCAAGTCGATTTTTAAAATGATTGACGAAGAATTTGCATCTATGGGTTTTACGAGAATTTTGAAAGAACCTATTCCTAATATTGAAGATGCCACTATTTATAGAATGGTTGGCAGATATACAGCGGTTGTATCAACCGACAAAGTAATTTATAGGAGGTAATGAAGAATGGGTAAAGGGATAAGTACACAAGGAGTGACATTGAAATGGGGAAGCAACCCCGGAAGTCTGACAAAAAAGATCGACATTAAAGATTTTCCGGACTTAGGAGGTGCTCCCGAGCTTATCGAAACCACGACACTTTCTGATGCCGTTCAGACGTTTATTTTCGGCATTCAGAGTTTAAGCGCTATGGAATTTACTGCAAATTACACAAAAGCTGATTATCAAGTGGTGTTAGCGGATGAGGGAAAAGAATTGTATTATGCTCTCGAATTCGGCACATCGGGTTCAGAAGGAGTTTTTAAATGGCAAGGTCAGCATTCGGTATATGTAGTGGGAGCAGGAGTTAATGAGGTAACAGAGATGAAGATTGTTGTAGCTCCTTCAACAAAACCCGAATTATCAACCACATAAGGGGTGATATAATATGGCAATTAGTACCTATGGTGTAACCTTAAAATGGGGTCCAACAATGGCAGCAGCCGTCAAAGAAATAGATATAAAAGATTTTCCGGACCTTGGTGGTGCGCCAGAGATGCTTGAAACCACTACTTTTAATGATAAATCACAGACTTATATAAAGGGCATACAGTCATTAGGAGCATTGGAGTTTACAACCAATTACACTAAACAAGACTATAAAAACGTGGCAGAGGACAGCAATACTGAATTGTTTTATATCTTGGAATTTGGCTTAAACGGCTCGGAGGGTGCTTTTTACTGGAAGGGAAAACATACGGCGTATGTAGTGGCTGCGGGTGTAAATTCGGTAACTGAAATGAAAATAACAATAGCTCCATCTACCAAACCTACGATTAGACCTACCTTAACTACTGTAACATTGGGTGACTTAGCGGATGGCGTTGAGAGTTCAGCGTTAGTCATAGTGTATTCCGATACACCGGCTGAAACTCCAATATTAGCATATCAGTGGAAGATTTCTGATACACAAGCTGGAACATACGCTGATATAATCGGAGCTACTTCCGCAACATACACCCCAACATCCGATGATGTTGGGAAATATATCAAAGTGCAAGTCACTTCCACTGGTGGTGCAACGGGTGTTGTATTATCGAATGCCGTGTTAGTGACAACATGATGGAGGGATTAATTAATGGCCAAACAGATTATTTTTGAGTTTGAAGGTAAGGAATATGTACTTGAATTTACT